CAAATTTTATAGATACCAACTCTATGACAATGGAGGTGGGGTTATATGTGCCTACAAGGGTCTCAGATGGTCAAGGAGGCTATACAACTACCTTCGCCTTACAAGAGGTCGTTTGGGGAGATTTTCGCCCAGAGAACCAAAATAGAGCCTTATTGGAAGCAGAGTTAAGTTTTACTCGTTCTGCTAAGTTATTTATCAGATATGATGTAATAATCAATAATAATTATCAATTAGAGATAGAAGGTGAAATGTACACAATACACTCTATTAAAGATGTAGAAAATCAATTTAGATTTTATGAAATATTAATTTACTTCTAATGGCATTTTCAGTTAATTTAATTGGGATAAAACAACTTCAAGAAAAGTTAAATAATTTAAGTATTTCCTTAAAAGATGATGTTAGTAATGAAATAAACGCATCTGCACTTAAAATAGAAAATCAAGCAAAAAAATTAGCACCTGTTAATTTAGGGCAATTACGAAATTTAATAGCATTAACAAAAGATAGTGATTTAACGTACACAGTTGCAGCAAACGCTTCATATTCTGCTTATGTTGAATTTGGTACTGGTCCACAAGTAAATGTGCCATCTGACTTTAAATCTTATGCAGAACAATTTAAAGCTAAAAGTGGTGGAAAGTTTAGAGATATGGTTGAAGCATTAACTTTATGGGTAAAACGAAAAGGTATTGGCAATGGTAAAAATGATAAAGGATTAGCTTATGTAATAGCTTTAAGCATACTAAAAAAAGGTATGCGACCACAACCATTTTTAATACCAGCTTATGAAATGGAAAAACCCAAACTTATACAAAGACTAAATCAATTATTAAATGCTAAATCCTAATATAGAAATAAAGAAGTGGTTTTATACTAACTTAACAAGTTCAAGTACATTGCCTGTTTATGATGGTATAGCACCAGATTCAGCACCTAATGAATATATCATTATGAGTGGCAGAACTTCTAGTCAAGAACAAGGGAAAATCAGTTATACTAATGGAGTTACCATTGATGTTGACATTGTCATAAAAAATAGTAACTTTGGCTATAAAAGAGCCGAAACTATAAGCAATTTAATACTAACTGCAATAAATTCAAACACAGATATAACCCTAGCAAATGGGTTTTATGCTTCAAGTTTGGTAGTAGCAGCAATTAGAAATTTAGATGGTTTAAACCCTTTGGACAATGTTTTCAGAACGATTATAACATATAATATAATAATAACTCAAAATTAAATAAAATGGCAGAAACAAAAGTATCAGCAAGAGATTATATCCTTTTAGCTGACATAGATAACGACGGAACATTCAAACCTGTCGCTTGTCTTACAACTAACTCAATGACATCAACTGTTAACACTATTGATGCAACTTCTAAATGTGGCGACCAATATCAAGCTGGTCCTTCATTTACACAATCATTTCAAGGTGATGGTTTTGCAATTGATGAAACAGGAACTCCAAGTAAAGATTCTTATCAACAATTGTATGCTGCTCACGCTGCAAGAACATCATTCAATATGAAGATGGGTAAAGCAACTCCAGCTGCTGGAGATATAGTTTATTCAGGTCAAGTATTTATTTCAAACTTTGATGTAAATGCAGATGATAAAGATGATGTTAAATTTTCTGCAACTTTCGTAGTAACTTTACCACCATTAACACAAACTGAAACTGTATAATAAATAACCTATGTACGAATTAAGATTGAACAACAAAACTATTCCTTTAAAGTGGGGAACTTGGTCTATGCGTGAATTTTGTATAGCTAAAGCAACCATAAATGCTAAAGGAGAAAAAGAGAATCTACCAATAAATAGATACTTTGAAATATTGAATAATACACAATATGATTTAGAACTTATAATTTTATTAATTTATATAGGGTATAAATCTGCTTGTAATACCAATAAACAAGGTGTTGAATATGATGAAAATGATGTGTGTGATTGGGTTGATGAACTTGGTGGAATTTTTGATGAAAAGGGAAGTGTAATTGAATATATTAAATACATTATTTCGACAACTGTATTAACTGTTCAAGGCACTCCTAAAGAAGAAAAAAAAAAGTCTAACAAATCTAAGCTGGGATGACATCTTAGTTAGGGCTGCTGAATGTGGGGTAAAACCTAATGAGTTTTGGGAGATGACTTGGAAAGATTTTTCAATTATTGTATTAGGCAATGAAAGAAAAGAATTAAATGAATGGGCAAGGACTAGAAACCTTGCCTATATTATATATCTAAGTAGCAGTACTGAAAGTTCTCCTAAATCATTAAAAACATTTTGGTCTATACCAATGTTAGATGATAATGAAGAAACAGAAGAAAAAACAATGTTAACGGATGACCAATTGGCAAAAACATTAAAATTATACGGAGTAAATTAGTAAAATGGCACAGGAAACACTTAAAATTACGATTACAGCCGATAATAAACAGGCTTTAGAAGGTTTACAACAAACATCTGTTGCCACTACTCAATTAAGTTCAAATTTAGGTAAATTACCTAGTGCATCAAATCAAGCTAATCAAGCGTTATTAAATTCAGGTCGTGTTTTACAAGATTTGAATTATGGTTTTATAGGTGTTGCAAATAACCTTAACCCATTACTTGAATCATTCCAAAGATTAGGAGAAAGGTCAAAAGAAGCTGGAAGTAGCATTGGGAAAGAATTAGTAAGTGCTTTAACAGGTCCAGCAGGTATTGGTGTTGCTTTGTCAGCAGCTACATTTTTATTCTTAAAGTTTGGGGATGAAATTTCTAATTTTATTACACAAAAAGTAAGTGGTTTAAATGTTGCATTAGGAACTGAAATTAAAGTATTTGATGATGCTTCTAAAGCATATGTTAAGGCTTCTACTGATATAAATAATCTTAATCAAGCACACGAACAATATAAAAATGGATTAATAACTAAAGATGCATTTTTAAAACAATTTAATAATACTCTTGATGATACAATTGCAAAAACAAATAGTTTAAGTACTGCTGAAAAATTCTTAACTGAAAATTCAGAGGCTTATGTAAAAATGGTTTTCTATAAAGCAGTAGCACAAGAAGCAGCAGCACAAGCAGCAAAAAAACAAGTAGAACAATTATCATTAGAAGAATTAGCACCAACCCCAACATTAGGAGAAAGAGCATTAGCTTTTATAAGTCCTGCTGGTACATCTGGTGAAGATATTGCAGAAAGAAATAGAAAGAATAAAATAAAAGAATTAGAATATGATACTTATGTTTTACAAGAAATAAATAAAAAATATAATATAATTGCTAATAATATTCAAGAATCTTTTACTAGAATATTCGGTCCAGCAACTGTAACAACTCCTAAAGAAAAGAAAATTAAATCTCCAGTAAAGTTAATATCTGATGGAGTTTATGATGCATCTTTAGAAGAAGAAGCAAGAAAGCAATTAAGTAAAACACCATTTGTCAGTAAAATACCCCAAGCAGCTAATATTGGAAATGGTAGTTTATTTGGGATGTTTGATGAAACTACGAATGGCAAAATTAGAACTACCAAAAATGAATTAACTGATTTTTTTAAACAAACTAAAGAAGGATTTGCTCAAGCAAATAATGAAGCATATCAATTTGCTAGTGAAATGTCAGGTGGAGTTACAAATTCATTACAAAGTGCTTTTGATGCTTTAATTGCAGGAGAAAATGTATTTGAGGCATTAAGTAAATCAGTTTTACAATTTGCTGAAGATTTAGCATTTGCAATTATTAGAGCAGAAATATTAGCAGCAATTCAAGGTGCAATTGCAACAAGTGGTACAGGATTAGCAGGTGCAGCAGCTGGAGGAGGAGGAATTTTAAATACATTAATGAATTTATTAGGTCTTGGTATTACAAAAAATGCAGTAGGAGGTATTACTAATGGACCATCTTTAGGTTTAATTGGAGAAGCTGGACCAGAGGCAATTATGCCTTTAAGTAAGTTATCAAGTTTCTTAAATACTTCTTTTAACGCAGGAGCAATGAGTAGTACTGTTACAGGTACAGGTGGTCAATTTGTACTAAGAGGTCAAGACTTATTACTTGCAGTAAATAGAAGTCAAAAGGCATCAAACATTAAAGGACAATCAATCAGTTTAGCATAATGCCTTACGGATTAAGATATACAATAACTCAAATCTTAAGGAATGGTACTAACCAAGTAATTGAGATTTATGAAAGAGATTATGCTGCTGGGATAGTTAAAACCTATAAGCCAGTATCAATAATAGTTCAACCTAACTCAAACGAGGAATATCCATATCCTACAATAATATCAACTCAGGTTAACTTTTCTATATTATTAGAAACGCAAGATGATTACGACCAATTCCCAAATGTTCTTAGTCAAGATGATAGAAAGTATTATGTAGTACTTAAAGAAAGTACAAATGTAATGTGGAGAGGTTATATGTTTAATGATTATACTCAAATGGGTTTTTCAACAGGCATAACTCAAGCAGACTTTACTTGTATTGATGGTATTTCTTTTATGCAAAATATAGAATATGTAAGAGATGATAGTATTAATCAATTATATACTCAATTAAATGTAATTAGTGATGGATTAAGATTATTAGCTTATCCAGATGTATTAAATTTAGTTGTAGCTTGTTCTTACTTTGCAGGTGGAATGAATGATAGACAAGATGGTGTAAGTAATGAGCCATTTAGCCAAATCTATCAATATAGAAGGGATTTTATGGGTGAATCTTATTATGATATTATTGCCAAAATAATGAAATCATTTAATTGTAGAATGTTCCAAGCTAATGGAGACTGGTGTATATTCTCAATGAATGAAATGGCAGCTACTACAAATTACTTTACTAAATATAATATTTTATCTACTCCTACAATAACAAGTAGTGGAGTTTTAAGTAATACAGTCAACATACTTCCTTATGCAAATGGGAATGTGCATTTTATAAATAATAGCCAAATAAAGCTATTAAAGAAAGGATTTTATAATATACAAGGAAGGGGTGCTTATGAATCAGCTTTAAACTATTGCGACAATGCAAACTTAAAGTTAAATGCATTCCCAACTAATACTGCGACTGGCTTTATTTTAGGAGCAACAGGAGATTCAACGGCAACAATAGTTCCAGATACGGCTGGTCAATTTGATAGGGTTTCTTTAGTAAGAAATACAAGTGGATTAGCTAGTATTGAAAATGGTAATTTAGCTGCTCCTAATTATTTTCTACCTTATATTGGGGAAGTTCCTTTCAAGTTAAGTTTTGAACATATAACTTCAACAGGTGCTAAATTGCAAATTACTATTAATACATCAGGAGGACTTAGATATTTAGATACTAATGGACAATGGCAATCTTCAGTACAAAATTTAACAGTAAACCCATCTGAAAATTATACAACATATACTAGAGATATTCCACCTTACATAGTTTCAAGTGTTGCAGTTTTTGGATATTTAAAGTTCAAGATAATATGTGATTTATCAGGTCAATCAACAACACTTCAAAACTTTATTATAGAAAGAGGAGATAGTGAGGTAAAGTTTATTGAGGCAAACTTTGTGGCTGATAATACAATTCAATCTACTTTACAAGTATTTGAACAACCATATGGCAATAACTACCCTACTTTTAATACATTTTCATCTAATAAAGGTGTTTTATGTGCTTCAGATGGCACATTCTTAAAGAATTGGTATTCATCTTGTCCTAGTGGCACTCCTTTGGGTGCAGTAGATTTGATAACTTTTATGACTTATCAAAACATAAGGAACCTAAATAAAAACGTAGCAACTGTTGAATGTGATTTAGGAGAACATATAAGTAATACAGGATTTGTCTATTTGGATAAGGTATTTACCACAACTGATACAGTTACAGGCAATTTATCATATTCTGGTAAAAAGTTTATTATGAATAGAGTAAGCCAAAACTCTTATCTAAATGAATTAAACTCAGTTCAATTAATTGAGGTTAGTGTTGCTGAAATAGAGGCATTTATCATTCCAAATTACATAACCGATGCAGGTCAACTTGGACCATTCTGGTTAGCACAATTTAATATTAATATAGTTTAACTTTGCAATATGCCAGATAAAGTACAGGGTAAAAATATAATTTTATATAAAGTAGTTGGAGGGGTAAATACTGCCTTTGCTTGTTCTACTAATTGCAGCTTTAATGTTCAAATTGACCAAAAGGATGTAACAAGCCAGACATCTGCTTGGTTTAGAGAATATAAAATTGACATATCTTCTTGGTCCGTTACTTGTGAAGGTATTGTTACTTTAACAGGATATTCATATTCTGATATGTTAAATAATCAATTGACAAGAACACCTATTGCAATTAAATTTTCAATAGATAATGGGTCAAGTACCACAATAATAAGTGGTAATGCTAATATAACTTCATTATCAATTAATGCTCCTTATAAAGATATAGCCACATATTCAATTTCTTTGCAAGGAATTGGTGCTTATACATTAACTTAGTAATAATGGCAACTAAAGTACAAGGCAAAGATGTTATTTTATACAAGATTGACACTTCGGTAATACCTGTGTCTGAAACTCCTTTTGCCTGTTCTACCAATTGTACTTTTAATGTTCAAGTTGAACAAAAAGAGGTATCTAGTACAACAGATGCTTTTTTTAGAGAATACCTAAATGACCTTTCTATTTGGAATGCTAGTTGTGAAGGAATAGTAACTCTTTCTGGGTTTTCTTATCAACAAATGGCTCAAGTTATTTTAGACAGAACTTTGTTTCTTATAAGGTTTGCTATTGATAATGGAATTGGTGGTTATAAGTACATTAGTGGATATTGTTTTATAACAAATTATAGCATAAGTGGTAACTATAAAGAAATAGGAACTTATAGTGTTTCATTACAAGGTACAGGAAAGTATTACACAGATGCAACTCCTACAACAACAAGTACTACTACCAGTACAACAACAAGCACTACAAGTACTACAACAACGAGTACAACAAGTACAAGTACTACTACTTCAACAACTACATCTACTACTACAACGACAACGCAACCTCCAGTATGGTATGCTTTGTTTAATTGTGCTACTGGTGTAACAGTAACTTCGACTAACTATCCTAATGGTTCTTTCTCAATAAATGAACGAGTAACTGCAATAGGACAAACGTTTAGAATTGATAGTATTTATTTTACTAATCCTAGTGGATTACAATTATCAATAACAACGACAGGATTAACTGGGTGTCCAGCTACAACAACTACAACGACAACTTCTACTACTTTGGCTTTAGTAGATTTTACATTGACTTATACTTGTTCTGGTGGAACGGCTTTTTTAACATCTAATGCTTACACTGGAGGTTCTGGAACTTACGAATATACGGATGCAGTTTTCTCTACTCAATCAGCAGCATTAGCAGCAACGGCTTGGACTGCTGGTACTTCTAATATTTATTTTAACCAAGATGACACTATTCATTGGGTAGCAGTAAGAGATGCAGCAAACCCTACAAATAGAAGGGCACGTTCTGTTACTCCAGCTTGTGCTACTACGACTACTACGAGTACTACGACTGTGCCTCCAGTATGGTATAATCTTTTTAATTGTGGAACAGGTGCTAATGTTACCTCTGCTCAATATCCTAATGGAACTTTTAATATCAATGATAGAGTTACGGCTATTGGTCAAACTTTTAGGATTGATTCAATATATTATTCAGACCCAAGTGGTTTGCAATTATCAATTACTGCAACTGGCTTTACAGGATGTCCTGCTACTAC